TTACATGGAACCTGCTTATAATTTCGGAAAGACAATGGTGCCGTCTGTCATTCAGGATCGGATAAACAATGTTATAAGTGGACTTAAGAACCTATGATTATCCAACGCACATTAGCTGAGTATTTATCGAGTAAAATTACAGGCCTGGCTGTGTTTAAAGACGAGCTGGCATGGCAGGTAAATCCGCAGTATCCGTATATGCTCACCACGTTAACTGGAAACAAACGGGACAGTCTGGGTGCAGGCATAAGGGATTTTCTTGACAGGACAGAAGATGAGAAGATTTACTTAAACGAACAGGCGATAAGATTCACATTCAGAGCCGTATCTACTGAGGAAGAAAATGGGAATGAAATAGTAAGCTCACGGGTTCGAAGTTGTGATGAGATTCTAAGGCAGTTAACAAGGGGAGGTGGAATCACGCTCACCGATTCTGTCACAAATCTTCCCATCAGAATCGCTTATACTGAGTATCAAAGCGAAACGGATATCCAGACAATTACAGATAAACTTCCTGTAGTCTATCAGAAATCCATCACGTATCTCTTTAGAATTGTGGATCCATCTATCATCCAGATTGAATCTGTACCGATGGACAGTCTCACAACCAATATATAAGGAAAGAAATTATGGCAAAGAAAAACACACAATCAAAAATGACCTTCCAGTTCTGGGTAGAACAATATGACATAAAACCTCCTGTGGCTGAAGGTGTCAAAGTTACTAAAGGTATTACAAATACGTCACGTATGACGGAAGACGAATTTAAATCGATGGTAGATGAGTGGCTTTCAGCACCTGTGAAAGGAGAGAGCAATGGTTAGAATTATTCCAGATTCCTATACAGAATATTTATCAGGGAAAGTTATTGTCCCACCGAGCCTTCCTAATGTAGAAGGTAAGATGGGATCAGCGGGTGGTGGTGAGATTGGGAAAGTGTATGTGATAGGTGATAAACAAACAGCTAAAACCATCTTTAAATCAGGTGAATTGCTGCAAGCCTTAGAAGAATCATTTAACGCAGGTGCTTCTCTTATTTATGCACAAAGAATTGGACCCGCAACCCCGGCAGAGATCGTTTTAAATAATTCAACCGGGACGCCATCAATGAAACTTTCATCCAGAGAGCCAGGCACTTATTACAACGGAATAGAAGTGGATGTAGTGGATGCTGGCAGTTCCATTACGCTTACCATATTAAACACTCATACAGATGAGGAGATCAACTTCATCGGGGATAATGTCAATGATCTGGTTGAGGGAATTAATCTAAATCAGTCCTTAGTTACAGCGGAAGTTTTGGGATCAGCCCTGCCTGCTGCACTGTCGCCAACTTTTCTCACAGGCGGGACAGATGGCGAGAATTTAACTAACGGTGATTACATTGATGGGTTAGAGGTATTTGAATCTCATCCTGAGATTAACTGGCTGCATGCGGTAGGAGCGGATACTCTTCCCCTGTGGATTGCCATTACAACGCACTGTGATTATATGATAAGTGAGAACTTATCTGAGAGGTTTGCACTTTTAGATCCACCCAGATTCAGTCCGGTGGATTCAGTTAAACCTACGATTACAGAAATCCAGTCTTATGTGGATACAGTCACAACTATGACAGACACCTTTTCCAACAGAAACGCAGTGGTCATTGCAGGAGAAGGGAAATTTATCGACTCAGATGGCAATGAATACACAAACACATTAACCGCCACGCTTTCAGGTATTCTGGCATCTATTCCATTTCAGAAGTCACTCATCGGTGAGAACCTGTCCACAGTCATTGGACTTTTTCCAGAGTTTAGTCCGGCACAAACCACACAGTTTATTCAGGCTAAAATCAATTTTGGCAGGTTAGAGCCGGGTGTGGGACTGATTGTGGGGCATTCACTTACGCTTACGCCAATGGGAGATACTTACAATCGTATCGAGAAACTTCGGTCCATCTATTATGCAGGAAAACAGGTCAGGCTTACAGCTTTTCCTCATGTAGGAAAACCGAATGATTCTGCTGGTGAAGGTCTTGCACTTCTGGAAGCTGACATCAGGACGCCTCTCGATCAGATGGTTAAAAATAAGCAGATTGATACCTATGAGATAGAGGTGGAATCGGATGATACGATGCGTGCCTTAGGGGAAGTGGTGGTGCACCTGTCAGTGAACTCCATGAAGGCAATGGAGATTATTTTATCCAAAGTAACATTGGATTAGTGTCCACGAATGGCACGAATAAACACGAATAAACAATAATTGAAGGAGAACAGAAATGGCTATTGAAGCATTAGAGGGACTTGTAGACGGTATTGCCGGTAATTCGGTGTCGCTTTTTGTAAACGGTATCAAGATTATGGCACTGAAAAACTTCAACTGGAAAGTGTCTCAGGAAAAATCGGCGTTAACCGGTGCCGGATACGAAAAAGCACACGGTGTCACCCGGTCATTTCACAAGGAATACGAGATTGATTTTGAGGTGAAAGAGATTGCATCGGGTGTTCTGGTAAATGCCTTAGAGACCGCGACGAATATCTTGACTGGAACCAAGCAGTTCAAGATCGGAGATGTGATCGCCAGCGATTTACTGGATGTCCACAACGCCACAATCGTGGTGTTCTATCCTGGTGTGCTTGCCTGGAAGAGTAAAACTTTTACCGGATGTGAGTTTACCGATCAGGAAGGCGGAATCTCTGATGATGGAGAACCGATTGGAATGAAGGTGTCAGGATTTGCACTGGATGCTAAAGGACTATTTTAAAGCAAAAGCTGAAAAAATGAGAGCTGATAAATGAGGACATGGATAATGGATATGTGGCAATTAGGATTCGGGATACTGCAGACGGTGATGCTAATAGCTTTAGGCTGGTTCATTAAGTTGTTAATGCTGTTTCGCAATGACTTAAGGGTACTTGAAGGACGTATCAGTCGTTTAGAAAGACTTCAGGATGTGGATGAAGAGAAGTGGAAAAACATCCGTGAGATTATTGATATGGGGTTCAAACACATCGAGAAAATGCTGAATCGTCTTGAGAAGAAAATAGACAGATAAAATGAATAGCCACCCTGATAGAATATGCTTCGTCCCGATACGGTCATTCTTCCCTACAGGACAAGCATTCCACAGGGCAGGCATAAGGCGCAGAAATCACAGAAATAAAAAGGAAAAATAAAAAATGAGCAATGATAAAAACAAAATCATTGAGGAATTAAAGAGTAAATATCCACAGAAACTGTTTCAGATCAAGATACCCGGGGATGATACTTTGTATATCGCAAGGGAATGCTCCTGGAGCGAGTTTGCACCGTTTGTTCAGACCGAAAATCCATCTGCGGATATGTTACCTGCTATGGTAAAAGCATTTTTAGTCTATCCCAAGATTGATGAGCAGGATTTTGAGTATAACACCTCAGGTAAGTGGGCACCGGGGAAGATTATCACGCTTGCACAGAAGATTCAGGAAGCTTTGGGGTATTCTGAGTCTGCTACGGTTAAACATCTGGGAAACGGGTAAAGGAAGTTCAAAAGACTTCCTATCTGCAGATGAGAGCTGTTATCTGTATGAAATTCCCAGCCTATACTTTTGACATGGTAGATGCTTTGCCACTAAGTAGAGTGTATGAGATTTATGCCTCAGTAAAGTGGCTTTCTGACCAGGAGAAAAAAGCGATAGATGAAGCGAAAAGGAAATAGCCACAAAATGCACAAATATCACAAAAGGATGATGTAATGGCCTTCGGTCAAGGATTCACCCAAGCCATAAACATCAAACTCATGGGTTCTTCCAATTTGAAATCTTCTATGGGGGGTGCTGTAAGTGAAGTTCAAAAGATGAAATCTGCTTTAACTGATCTTCGCTCTGCAGGCTTAAAACTGATGGGTGTGGGTGTTGGGATTTCAACTGCATTTATCGGTCCCGTTGTGCAGGCATCCAAGTTTAACACACAGTTAGTCAGGACTGGAAAACTTGCCGGTGTAGGTGCAGGTGAGATGAAAATCCTGGGTGATGTAGCTATGGAGCTTGGTGCAAAAACGCTTTTTACCGCTCAGCAGATTGCCATGGGTCAGGAAGAGCTGGTTCGTCTTGGATTCGGGATGGAAGTGGTGGGGAATAAAGCAGGTGCATTTGGGGAAGTGTTGAGCTTTGCATCAGCTCACCAGATTGAGATGAGTGAATCTGCACAGATGCTCATTGGAACACTTCGGTCATTTAATCAGCCACTTTCTGATGCACAGAAAGTATCGGACATGTTTTCTACCGTGCTTTCTAAAACAGGATTTTCTTTAGAAGGTCTGACGGAAGCTTTAAAGATGGCAAATACCTCAGTACCTGCCTTTAATCAATCTATCGCAACACAACTTACACTTCTTGGGATACTGGCAAACAGGCAGCAGGGTTCAAGTATTGGTGCAAGGCGGCTTTCAACTGCCATGACGAAAATTTATACCCAGCAGGATAAGATCAATAAACTCTTTGGCTCAAAAACATTCAAGGTCTATGATGAAGCCACAGGTAAACAGAAAAACTTCATTGATGTGATCTTTGACATGAAAAAAGCTATGAAGAGTTTTTCTGAAGAACAAAAAGCGGTTATAATGAAAGATTTGGTGGGTACTATTGGTTTGAAAGGATTAGCACCCTTACTGAAAGCACCTGTGGAAGAATTTCAGAAAATAAATAAAGCTATAAATGAGTGTGCTATCTCTACATCGGGATTTGCTGAAGCGGTGAGAAGAACTCCCAAGGGAATGTGGCTTTTAATGAAGTCAGCCATAAGTGGAGTTACAATGGAGATCGGTCAGCATTTAATGCCGATTGCTACAGCCACCATGAAAATTGTTACAATGCTTTCGGAGAAATTCTTAGGCTTTTTAAAAGCACATCCAGTTTTAGCAAAAGTAGTACTGATCACATCAGCTCTTACAGGTGTTCTGGCAATCTTAAGTGGTGGTCTGTTTCTTACAACGTCAATGATTGGTTTAATGATGACTTTAACGTCAGGACTTACCACATCACTTATAAGTATGGCAGCCACCATGACCGGAACGAGTGTATCTTCTATGACCTTATCTACAGCACTGGGAGTTTTATCTGGAACCCTCTGGTCTATCCTGTGGCCAATTGGAGCAATTGTCTTAGGCGTGATTGCACTTTACAAAGCATGGCAGCATAATTTCTTAGGGTTAAAGGATACGGTAAATGCAGCATGGACGGCGATAAAGCCATTTTTCAACTGGATCGGGAGCATTTTCAAGATCGTATCTAACCTGATCCAATCTTCAATTATAAATCTTAAATCTTCAATCACAGAGTGGTATGCAAATTGGAATAAATCCTTTACCGGCATGAAATCTCCCATTATGGCATTTGCGGGTGTAGTGGCGTATGCGGTAGGTTTTATTGTGGGGATATTTAAAAAAGTGTTCACGAGAGTAAAACCGTATATCCTGCCACTTTTCTCATTTCTTCGTGTAGGATTTACCGGAGCATTCCAGGTGATTGCAGGAATTCTGAAAGTCTTTTTATCTCTGTTTTCTGGGATCTTTCGGATCATTGGAAATATCTTGAAAGGAGATTTCTCTGGAGCACTTACCGCTGTGAAGAATATGGTCAAAGGGGTGTTTGATGGGATTATTGGAATCTTTAAAGGTTTTGGAAATGTTTTTAAAGGCGTTCTGGGGTTTATCTGGACAGCATTTAAGATAACCTTTGTGGGAGCACTTACGATTGTGAAATCTGCTCTATTTGGTATCTGGTCACTTGTGAAAAACGTGTTCTCGTTTTTCTATGGGATGGTAAAGTGGGTGGCAGGTGGTTTAGTGGGATTAGGCAAAGTTATTGTTTCTACTCTGGCTTCTCCATTTATCACAGCCTGGAATATAATTAAAACTGTGTTTTCTCAGGATATTGGACTTGTAGATGGAATAAAAAAACTAATGAAAGTCGTAACCTCTGTTCTTACGACTCCCTTCAGGTTAGCGTTTAATCTCATTGGCAAGATATTTACTATTTCCTCTTGGGGAGACAGTATTATCTCAAAAATCACATCTGTTTTTGGGAAAGTAATTGGGATACTTTACAAACCATTTAGAGAAGGATGGAGATTTATTACATCCATATTCAGCGGTGTTAAATCATTCTTTTCAACTCTATTTACAGGTGCATTTAAAATAGTTTTTACAACAATAACCTCTCCTTTTATTGAAGGTTGGGATACGATTCAATCCATATTTCAAGGGGATATCGGAATCATATATGCCTTAAAGAAAATTGGTTCATCTATTATCAAGATTTTAACCACTCCATTTCGTCTGGCATTTAATCTCATTGGAAAGCTATTCAACATCTCAAATTGGGGTGATACTATCATCTCAAGACTCACTTCTGTGTTTGGAAAAGTGTTTACCATTTTAACCAAACCCTTTAAAACAGGCTGGAATTTTATCACATCACTTTTCAGTAGAGTAAAATCATTCTTTTCATCTCTGTTTAGTGGTGCATTTAAAATAGTTTTTACAACGATAACCTCTCCTTTTATTGAAGGTTGGGATATGATTCAATCCATATTTCAAGGCAATATCGGAATCATATATGCCTTAAAGAAAATTGGTTCATCTATTATCAAGATTTTAACCACTCCATTTCGACTGGCATTTAACCTCATAGGCAAAGTATTTAATATCAAAGGCTTTGGTGATACCATTATTACAACTCTGACTTCTGTATTCGGGAAAGTTGTAAGTATTATCTCTAAACCGTTTCAGAAAGGGTGGGAGGAGGTAAAAGAAGTATTTTCTCGTACGGATAGTTTCTTCACATCTCTTTTTTCACCGTTTTTCAAGTGGCTTTTATCCAGCTTTAAATCTGTTGGCAATACCATCTCTGGTGTGTGGCTATCTGTTACAGGTGTTTTTACTTCTTTTATCGATGGAATTATTTCTGGAATCACATCCATCGTTGAATTTATCCCCACTGCATTTAATAGCATTAAAATCACAGCACTAACCATCTTTGGTGGCATTGGGAAAACAATCACAGGCGTATTAAGTGGAATAAAATCGATGTTCACTTCTTCAATTAACTCCGTGATTGAAAAGGCTAACTCTCTCATTGATAGTGTCAACAGCGTGACAATAAAGGTCGGGATTCCAGCTATACCCGAGATACCGAAACTTTCAATAGGTATTATGGAAGTCCCGCAGGATATGCTGGCGGTTATTCATAAAGGTGAAGCGGTGATTCCTGCGAGTCAAAATCCGTTTACCACACACTCAAATCTCACTCAATCTGTCATAAATAACACAGCTTATAACCAGCAGCAATCTAAAACAGTTTATGTAGATAGAGCTGTAAAAGATAATACTATTCATATCTCAATTGATGGTGGAAACCCCGAAGATTTTAAGTCTAAACTTTTGGAAGTCTTTGAGGATCTGGCAGGTAAATCTGAATCTTTAGAGGTCACCATCCCATGACCTTTATCAGTGAAATTAAACCTGTAAAAAGTAACAACGCGTACATGGATGTCTCTTTAGGCGGGATCATTTTACCTGTGCCACCTAAGGCAATGAAAATCAAACAGTCCATGAAGATTGATGAGATAGAGATTCCAGGAAGAAGTGGAAAGGTTAAACAGCCTATCGGGTATGAGGATGCTCAAATCACTCTCACGCTTGAGATTCCCGCTATCTATGAAAATGGCAGGATAATAGAAAATGCACCGGAGAGATTTCAGACGATTCAAAATCTTTTCAGAGGACCGAAGGATACAAAGCCGGAAGCGGTGGATATTACTTCAACTCTCACAAATGTCTGCGGGATAAGTCAGGTGCTTATTAAAGCGATGGAAGTAGCTGACAGCCAGATGGACCTTGTGACAGTTGTTATGACACTTACAGAGTATGAATCGATTGAAGTGCAGCTGCAATCACAGGCTCAGGAGATAGAAGCTAAGGCAGAGGCTGAGGTCAAGGGGGAGGAAGCGATTCAAGGTGATGAATATCTGTCAGAAGCTTTAGGAGAACCGGAGAATGATTATTTAGCAGATCAGTATGAAGCAGGTAAATCTGATGCTATGGGTGGAGAATATGAAGGTGAAACCCCGGGTGAAGATGTAGATGGATAACCGCCCTGATGGAATATACTTTGCATTCCACAGGGCAAGCAAAAATGCACAAAACACACAGAATAATAAAATGGCAAAAAGGACACAGAGAATTTTCCTTCGTGTTTCTTAGCGATCTTGGCGGCTAATAAATATGCAGTATCCGAATATAAAAGTAACAGCAAATAATCAGGATATAAGTTCTGTGGTGATGCGGTTTGAATATTCAAGCGGGCTCTATGGAGGGATTGATTCAGTAATATTATTATTCAGGGACATAGAAAATGTTATTGCACCATCACTATCTGCTGGCCAGACCATCATTATTCAATGGGGTTATGATGAAAATTATGATGATTTGTTTGAAGGCGTGATTACAAATATTCACACAGACAGGGAAGACGTATTAATTAAAGCTCTGGACTATTCTGTGGGGTTTAATTCCAGTTTTATATCTCAGACATTTATCGAAGAGACAGCTTCAAATATTCTCTCATCAATACTGATAGATTCCGGTCTCACACTTGAGATAGAACAGTCAGATTTTACATACAAGGTTTTCCCGATCTTTAATGAATCTGCATTTTCTGTATTGCAGAAGGTTACCAAGGATATTTCAGACCATACAGCTGTTCCACAGATATTTTATACACGTGGAAAGTCTTTTATCTGGAAGGCACTGGATACATCTATTTCACCAGTGATGGAGTTTACTACCGGTGATAACATTATCGAATGGGTGGAAGGAAGATGCTTAACCACACTTATAGTGCCAGTGTTTATTGGTGATGTGGTTACAATAAATGAATCTGATTTTCTGGTAGAATCTGCTTCGTACAGATGGGAGACTGGTGGAAGGACTGTGTTAGGGGTGTCAGGAATATGATTGAAGCATATCTAAAGAAAATTATCGAACGCATAAAGCCAGACATCACATCATATGTGAAACAACCCATCAGAGGAAAAGTGGTGGCTGTTCAGCCGGATACGTATACCTGTGATGTGCAGCCGGAAGATGAAACACATCCTGTTATCCCTGCTGTAGAGATTTTAACTGTCTGGGCAACACCCACCACAAGACTTTTGGCCCTACCCCAGGTGGACAGCATCGCGATTGTGGGCTTTTTAAATGGAGATCCAACAAAACCTTTCATTCAGGGGTTTATATCTGAATCTGGCTTTGAGAACCAGTTCTTAATTGAGAGTGAAACATCTAGAATCTTTTTAGATAATGATGGGACGGTCACGGTGGAAAGTGATGCGGAGGTAATTGTGACCAGTCCTAAAGCCACTGTGAACTCATCTGAAATCTTTCTGGGGGAATCTGCATCAGAGCAAGTTATTAAGGGCAACATATTTCAGAGTTTATTTAACGCTCACACGCATGGAACAGGTGTGGGTCCATCCACACCACCCATTCAGGCTTTAACAGGAACAGAACTATCAGAGGTAGTCAAATGCGCATAAGTCCACATTTTCATTTAGAAGAGTTCACATACTCTAAGACTGCTAAAGAAAAAGGGATTTATAATACACCCTCTGTGGACGAGATTAAAAATCTCACTTCCCTTTGTAAAAGTGTTCTAGAACCTATCAGACAACATTTTAATAAATCCGTATATATTACCAGCGGGTATCGCTCAAAGAAATTAAATAGGACAATCGGTGGATCGAAATATTCACAGCATATGAGGGGTGAAGCTGCGGATTTTGTGGTTAAGGATACTACTGTCGGCACAGTGTTCGATTACATCATCCACCACAGCATTCCCTTTGATCAATGTGTATATGAAAAGCGAGGAAAATCTGAATGGATTCATATATCCTTTAGGAGAAACAGACGGGAAAAATTAAAAGCTATACCAGATGAAAATGGGAGGATGATTTACCATGCCGTTAAATAAATCAAGTTTGGAATCAGCAATTAAGACTGCACTTGAAACATCAGAAGAGAAAACGGTGGATGAGACAGCTGATGCGATTGCTACAGCTATTGATGATTACTTAAGATCAATGACGATTACGGTAGCTGGAATCACAACAGCAGGATCGCCTTCAGCACAGGTTCAGACAGCACCGGTCATTGCAACGATCTCATAGCCACAAAAGGCACAGAATGCACAAAATTGAAAATAAAGAAAGGATAAGAATATGTGGAAATATCTCATAACAGTTGGTCAGGTTGCCTTTAAATACCGAACTATTGTCAAGGAGACAAAGGAAGTGTATGTCAAATATCTGGCAGCAAAGAAGGATGGTAAAATCACAGTGAAAGAAATGCGAGCCATCACCAATGAAGTTTTTGATGTGGTGGGAGTATTGATTCCAGCACTGAAAGAGATAAAAAGGTAATGCGTGATTGAAATAGCAAACTGGGTGGCAAACTTCTTTCTTTTAGGGTTGGGCTTAATCTTTTCAGCTATTGGGCTGATTGTTTTATTGGGACTTTTAGCTGGAATTAAGGATTTATTCCGTCGCCTTATCATACCAAAGAGTAAAGAAAAGTCGAATGTGGGCTAATGTAGGCAGTTAGAATTATGCCATTTTTAGGAAATGATCTAAAAATCGATGAATCTGGCGATCTTAAGCTGAGTTCCTCAGGTGACCTGGACGTCATTAAAGGTGATGATTGTTTACTTCAGGATGTTCGTCACCGTCTGGAATCTTCTTACGGGGATCTGTT